CCATCGCGCTCCTGCAGCGCGGCATCTGCGCCGTTGCCGCCATGTCTAGCAACGCCTATCCCGAACTGTCCCTCAAGGAACTGAAAGCCGCGCGCCCTGGCGATCTGCCGGTGCTGGTGTGGGGGCTGGACAACGAGCCGGGCGCACGCGCTTACACCGTCAAGCACGCCCGCCGGGCCGAGAAGCTGGGCTATCGGTGCTTGGCCGCTCAGATCGAACAGGTGGGCGAGAAGAAGACCGACTGGAACGATCTGCACCTGCGCGCGCAGGCGGCGGAGGACGGCCACGCGCAGTGGCTGGCAGACCTCGACCTAGCGCGCCATAACGGTGCCGTGCTGATGGCGCGCACGGCCGTGGACAAGGGGCTGGTGATCTACCAGCGCGAGCAGAAGACCGAGTTCCACATCGAGTTCGCCTCGCGCCTGTTCTGGTTCGAGTTCGATGCTGTGCGGTTCGACAAGATGATGCGGGAGAAGAACCCCGACGACGAAGAAGGCGCGGTAAGCGACGAAACGGTGGCGAAGATCCAGCGGGCGTGCTCGTCGGTGCAGCAGATCGCCAACTGCTACCCCGAAGCCCTCTACTTCCAACGCCACGAAGCTACCGACGAAAGCTGGTACTACTTCCGTGTTGACTTCCCCCACGACGCACCGTCGGTCAAAGGCACCTTCACCGGCGCTCAGGTGGCCAGCGCTACCGAGTTCAAGAAGCGAATTATCAGCCTTGCGCAGGGCGCCGTGTTCAGCGGCAGCGGCCAGCAGCTGGACCGAATGATGGAAGACCAGCTGTTCAACATCAAAAAGGTCGATACGGTCGATTTCGTCGGCTACAGCCCTGACCACAAGGCGTACATCTTCCCCGACCTGGCCGTGCGTGCCGGCGAGGTGACCCTCGCTAATGCCGAGGACTACTTCGAGTTCAACAAGCTGCGCATCAAAACCACACAGAGGTCAATCCGCATGGACATTCAACGCGATCACGAAAACTACTCCACCGACTGGCTCGGCTGGCTCTGGACGTGCTTTGGCACGCACGGCATTGTGGCCCTCACGTTCTGGTTTGGCTCGCTGTACGCCAATCAGATCCGCAGCAGTCACAAGTCCTTCCCGTTCTTGGAAGCCACGGGCGAGGCCGGCGCCGGCAAGACCACGCTGCTCAACTTCCTGTGGAAGCTGCTGGCCCGTGCGGACCATGAAGGCTTTGACCCCGCGAAGTCCACGAAGGCCGGTCGCGCCCGCGCCATGGGGCAGATTTCCGGCATGCCCATCGTGCTGCTGGAAGCCGACCGCAGCGACAGCGGCGATAAGGCACACGCCAAGTCGTTCGAGTGGGACGAATTGAAGGACTACTACGGCGGGGGCACCCTGGCCACGCGCGGTGTGCGCAATGGAGGCAACGAAACCTACGAACCGCCGTTCCAAGGAACCATCGTCATCAGCCAGAATGCACCGGTCGATGGCAGCGAGGCCATCCTGACGCGCATCGTCAAGCTGCATTTCAAGAAGCCGACCGCGACGACCGAGAGCCGGCAAGCCGCCGACAACCTCAATGCACTGCCGGTCGAGAAGCTGAGCTACTTTCTGCTCGCAGCGCTCAAGGCGGAAACCGCCGTGATGGAAAAGTTTGCCGAGCGCGTGCGCTTCTACGAAGCCAGGTTGCGCGAGGAAAAAGAGCTGCGTGTCGAGCGCATCATCAAGAACCATGCGCAGATGCTCGCACTGCTCGATGCACTGCGGCTGGTGGTGAACCTGCCGGAGAACATGGTGCGCGATACGCGCGACGCCCTGGTCAAGATGGCCACCGAACGTCAGGACGCCATCGGCGCCGATCACCGCATCGTCTCCGAATTCTGGGATGCGTTCGAGTACATCGAGATGCAGGCCAGTGGCGACAGACGCAGCGTGCTGAACCATTCGCGCGAAGAAAGCCGTATCGCCATCAACCTCAACGAGTTCATTCAGAAGGCCGGCTACTTCGGTCAGCAGGTGCCCGACATTGGCGACCTGCGACGGCTGCTGGTCGAGTCGAAGCGCCACAAGTTCATCAGCGCCAATACCGCCGTGAACAGCGCGATCCGTTCCACCCAAACGACCAGCACAACCGTGAAGTGCTGGGTGTTCCAGAAGTAAGACCCGCAGCAACAGCAAAGGCCCGGCGGGGAGTGCGCCAACACCGCCCCCAAGGCCATCCACCAACGAAGTTCAGGAGAGAACCATGCAACAGATGACAGGCAAAGCCATGACCACCCTCGCAAAGTCGCTGGATTCCAGCACCGGACCCGGAGCGGAGGCTATCACGGGTGTGCGTAACCGTGTGAATGCTGGTAACTGCGGCGAATCCGAAGCCAGCGCAACGATCACCCTGCATGTCACCCACAACCGCGTGATCGCCACGGCGATGCTGAACATGGGACCGGCCAAGATCGCACAGTGCGTGTTCGAGCGCCGCAAGGGCAGCAGGAAGGGCTGGGAGCTGGTCAAGGGAACCGACTTCAACGACGAAACCAGCTGGATTTCACCCGAGCTTGCCGACCTGGCCAGCCGCGTGCCCTTCCCCTACGAGGTGGCCAACATGCTGCCCGGCAAGCGGGCTACGGCCGCTGCCGTGGCGCAGGCCGCGCAGGAGGTGGCCAATGGCTGATTTCGTCGCCCTGCTGGCTGCGTGCCTGCTGCTGCCGACTGCCGGCGCCACCATGCTCAAGATGTGGCAGACGCGCACGCCTCGCCGCCGCCATAGCGGTCTGGCTGTGGGCCAGATCCCGCAGGCGCTGCGCCGTCGTGCCCCCATGGCCGTGCGCCGGGGGGTGGCCCATGGTTGAACTGATGATCCGCGACGCCTGCAGGCACTGCCCGGACTGCGGCCAAGCCGGCGACCTCGACTTCACCAACGTTCCCGCTTCGGTGCGCACCTACACCCGTGCAGACGGCAACTACTCGGACCACATCGGCCCGTCCCGCGACTACGAATGCCGCAACTGCGGTGCCTCATTCACGCTCACCGGCTGGGAGGCCTCCCATGGTTGATCTCGACACCGCCCGCCGGTTCCTGGCTGCTGAGTTCGAGAGCGCCGGCCTGCCTCATGTCGCCGGCGGTATCCGGGCAGGCACCAGCCCCTTTGGCCAGGGCGCGTACGTTGCTGCAGTTGCGGCCGCGCTGGCAGCGCCCTGTGCGACCTGTGGCTGCGCGAAGGAGGCCACCCATGGGTAAGCGCCCGATGATTGCGGTGTGGTTCTCCTGCGGCGCTGCGAGCGCCGTGGCGGCGAAGCTGACGCTGGACCGCTACGCCTCGACCCATGAGGTTCGCATCGTGAACAACCCCGTGGCCAACGAAGATCCCGACAACCTGCGCTTTGCCCGCGATGTGGCGGCATGGCTGGGGGTGGAGGTCGAGACGGCAATCAATTCCAAGTTCCCCACCTGCGACGCCGTGGATGTGTGGGAGAAGGAGCGTTACATGGCCGGTGTCGCTGGTGCCCCCTGCACCCGCGCACTCAAGAAGCGGGTACGCCAGGAATGGGAGCTGATCCACAAGCCTGACTTCCACGTCCTCGGCTTCACTGTGGAAGAGCGCGCACGCCATGACCGGTTCGTTCGCGGCGAGCGCGAGAACGTGCTGCCGGTGCTGATCGAAGCGGGCTTGAGCAAGCCCGACTGCGCCGCTCTGCTGCTTTCCGCCGGCATTGCGTTGCCGGCCATCTATCTGCGCGGCTACCCCAATGCAAACTGTATCGGCTGTGTGAAGTCGCAGTCGCCGACCTACTGGAACCACGTGCGGCAGCATGACCCGCAGGTGTTCGCCGAGCGCGCCGAGCAGTCGCGCCGGCTGGGCGCTCGGCTGGTAAAGGTGAAGGGTCAGCGGATCTTCCTCGACCAGCTGCAGACCACCGACAAAGGCGGCTCCATGAAGTCGCTGAACTTCGATTGCGGGATTTTCTGCGAGGAACCGCCGCATCAATTTGATTCCAGCCGCTCGGAGGCGCAGGCATGAAGGCTATCGACTTGTTCGCCGGCGGCGGTGGGTTTACGGAAGGCGCAGAGCAGGCCGGCTGCGAAGTGGTGCTGGCAGCGAACCACTGGCCAGCCGCAGTAGCAACGCACGCAGCGAACCACCCTCGCGCCAAGCACGTCTGCCAGGACTTGCAGCAGGCCGATTGGACCCAGATGCCCTATTACGACCTCCTGCTGGCCTCGCCCGCGTGCCAAGGCCATACCCCTGCGCGCGGCAAGGAACGTCCGCACCACGACGCCACACGCTCAACCGCATGGGCCGTCGTCGCGGCGCTGGAGTGCAACTCGCCCGAGGCCGCGGTGATCGAGAACGTTCCCGCGTTCCTGAAGTGGAAATTGTTCCCCGCTTGGTGTGCAGCGGTGCATGCCCTGGGCTACGCGATCAGTCCGCACCTGGTGGACGCCGCCGACTTCGGCGTTCCGCAGAATCGTGTGCGCGTGTTCGTACTACTGACAAAGAGCAAGCATCCCTTGGAGCTGAAGTTGCCGAAGATGCCGCATGTCCCCGCCAGCAGCTTCATTGACTTCGGCGCCGGTACGTGGACGCCGGTGGAGCGTCCCGGCCGTGCCGCCGCCACTATTGCCCGTGTACGCGCTGGCCGTGCCGCCTTCGGCGAGCGCTTCGTGGCGCCCTACTTCGGCACCGGGTCTGGATTGACCGGCCGGTCACTGGATCGGCCCATCGGTACGATCACCACGCGGGACCGTTGGGCCGTGATCGACGGAGACCGCATGCGTATGGTCTCAGTGGATGAAGCCAAGATCGCCATGGGCTTCCCCCAGCGCTACGTGCTGCCCTCAAGCAAGAAGGACGGGATGCAGATGATGGGCAACGCAGTTTGCCCGCCCAAGGCTTGCCAGTTCATCCAAGCATTGAGGGCCGCCGCATGACGCAGCAGCAGAAGACACCGTCGCGCGTCCTTCCCACCTGCCCGGTTGGCCACCCAGCCCGGTATATCCACGATCTACGACGCGAAGCTGCGGGCGGTGGCCACCTCATCGAATGCCGTTGCAGCACCACCGCAAAGCACCCGTCGTTCGACCTGGCTTGGGCGCACTGGCACAAGCAACACGGGCTGCAGCCGACTGCCGCGGCAGTGGAGGAACCCTTGCCGAGCAACGTGTTACAGATGAAATTGTTCGCCGCAGGGAGGGCTTGAGCATGGCGCAGATCCTGCACTTCACAGACCTGCAGCGGATCTGCGCTCCCGACGGCCCTCCCCCAAGGGCCGTCACCGTCCGCCGCTGGGCAGACAGGGAAGGCATCCGCTACAAATACGACCGCCGAGGCGGAATCTGGACCACCCTCGACGCGGTGAACGCGGCGCTGGGGTTGACGGAACCGCAGCACGAAGACGTAAGGGAAGAGGACAACATCTGATGACACGCGGCAGAAAAAGGAAGTTCAACCCAGCCATACCTGGGCACATTGAGCAGGACGCATTGCCAAAGGGGATCTACTGGCACGACGACCGCTGGTTCGTCTACCAAGATCACGCGGAGGGCGGCCGGCGTGTGAAGCGCACGGTCGCCCACGCAAGCGCGCGACTGTCGGATCTGCACGCCATCGTTGAAGAAATGCGCACGGGCGTGGGTCGCGGCACGCTACGCTTCCTCTTCGACCGCTACCACGAATCCAGCGATTTCAAGCGGCTCGCGGCGGGCACCCGCAAGAACTACAAGGGCTACGCTGACGTGCTGGCCGACTATGTTCGACCTGACGGAACCTTGCTGGGATCAATTCAGCTCGACCGCATCACAACTCCCGTCGTGCAGCGGCTGGTGGAGACGTTTGCTGCTGGCCGGCCAGCGAATCGTACCCAGCCCGCTTTGCCGGCGTACCCCAGCAAGGCCAATCATCTGCACCGGTACCTGCGGCTTACCCTGTCCTGGGGTGTCCGAATGGGCTACTGCAAGACCAACCCGGCCAAAGGCGTGCGCCAAGCAAAAGAACGCGGCGATGCACGCATGCCTTCGCAGGAAGCGTTCCGCGCAGTGCTGGCGTTCGCGCGCGAACGCGGCGCGCTCCCATCCAACGCCAAGGGCAGCTTCCCCGACTACTTGGCCCCGGTAATGATCCTGGCCTACAGCGTTCGCCTGCGCGGTATCGAGGTCTGCACGCTGACCGACGCGCACCGCCAGGTCGAAGGGGTGCATAGCAATCGCCGCAAAGGATCGCGTGACAACGTAACGGAGTGGGATGAGGCGATGATCCAAGCATGGGATCAGCTGCTGGCGCGGCGCCACCGCATCTGGAACCGGAAGGGCCGGGCGCGACCTGTTCCGCTGCGCGCAAGCGACAGATTCTTGCTGGTGGAACGAGGTGGCGATCCCATCACCAAGTCCGCCCTCGACAGTGCCTGGCAGCGCTTTATTACCGAGGCGGTTCGCGTCGGGGTGATCTGCAAGAGCGAGCGCTTCGCACTGCACGGGCTAAAACACCGGGGCATCACCGACGGAGACAACAAGGCTGCAGGCGGCCACGTTACCGAAACGATGCGGCAGCGCTACGACCATGAACTGCCGGTGGTTCAACCGCCCGGCAGGAGAAACGCACTTGAGCGTGGAACCACTTAATTTTTCCGGCAATTTTTCCGGAGACACAAAAAAGGCGCCGCGAGGGCGCCTAAGTCGTTGATGCAATTGGTGGGCCGTGAAGGATTCGAACCTTCGACCAAAAGATTAAAAGTCTTCTGCTCTACCGACTGAGCTAACGGCCCATTGCACTGCCCCAGCCTTTCGGCGGGGTGGGCATTCTACCCTACTTTGCCGGGCCGGGTGAAACCCTGGTGCGTCGAGGTTGCCAGCCAGCGGCCGGCACTACCCGATCTGGACCGCCGGCTTAAACCTTCCGGGCCGTCGTCGCATCCCATCTGTGATCCTTCCCCGGAGCCACGGATGCGCCTGCCCCTCTGCCTCATTGCCGCCCTGCTGCTGCCCTGCGCGGCACTGGCCGCCCCGTCCAAGGTCGTCACCGACGACATCGGCCGCTTCTGGGCCACCTATGACGCGGTGCGCGCCGAGCCCGACGCCGAACGCCGGGTAACGCTGGTCCAACAGCGCTATATCGATCCGGGCAGCCCTGGCCTGCATGCACTGATGCAGGTGCGCCACTACACCGCCCGCGAGTACGCCGAGGCCATGCGCGCGTGGCCGCGCTTCTGGACGTCGGTTCGGCCGTTGACCGCCAACGCGCAGCAGGCCAGCGCCACACTGGAACGGGATCTTTCCAAATTCCGGGCGCTCTACCCGGCTTTGCGTCCGGCCACCATCACCTACGCAGTCGGTGTGCTGCGCACCGGCGGCACCACGCTGGGTGACAAGGTGCTGATCGGTGCCGAGATGGCGCTGGGCGATGAGCGCGTGGACGTGAGCGAGCTGCCGGAGCCGATGCGCAGCCGCCTGCGGATCTTCTACGACAGCCGCCCTGGGGCGAACAACGCGCAGAACAACCTGCACGAGTACGTGCATACCCAGCAGCGCGAGACCACCGGCAGCCTGGCGCAGTACGTGGTGCGCG